GTACTCAGGCTTAATTTTTGTCGATGGGTTGGAGCTGAATCCCCATGGATATCACAAGAAGTTTGGGTAGGTGCCGCCGCCAACTACACCATCGAAATGATGGAAGGTAGACGTTGTTACGCAGGGTTAGATCTATCATCAACCACTGATTTAACGGCCTGCATATTTGTTTTTGAACCTACAGAAGAAGATCCATTGTGGCGAATTATTCCTTATTTTTGGTTGCCAAAAGAAGGTTTAGGCAAGAAAGGTGAAAAAGACGGTGTTGATTACCTTAAATGGGTAAAAGATGGATACCTCGAAACAACACCAGGCAAAGCAATCAGTAAGTTAATTGTTGCACAGCGTGTGGTACAGATTGCCTCACGCCTTGATTTGCAAATTATTGGCTATGATGCGTGGCGAATTGAAGACTTGAAACAGTTATTGGCTGATGAGGGTGAAGAGTTACCGCTTCAACCTTTTGGGCAAGGTTACAAATCAATGTCACCGGCCATTGAAGAATTTGAGCGGTTGTTGTTAAACGAACAAATCACTCACAACGCAAACCCTGTTTTGACATGGTGTGCAGCCAATGCAGTGACAGAACAAGATGCTACAGAAAATAGAAAGGTTTCTAAAGCCAAAGCCACAGGCCGTGTTGACGGCATAGTTGCCACCTTGAATGCCATCGGTATGACTTTGAAAGTTGAAGAGACAGAAGAAGAAAATGTATATGAAAAAGAACAACGAGGCATAGACGCATGGTAATGGAAATAATTATTGATGTTGTCGGGTTAATTGGCCTTTGTATGTTGTTCTTTGGTTTGCACTCTGTTCTGCCTTGGCTTGCGTTTGCTGTTGTGGGTGTTTTGCTGATGGTTTTTGCAGTGTATGCCTCACAGAAAAAAGAGGGCGGTTAAGCCATGATTTTTAACCAACTAAAACTTGGTTCACCGCGTGCAGATATTTCCACATCACATGAGCTAGCCAGGTTGCTAAATGGCGGCTCAATGACTGATGCAGGTGTTTCTGTTAATGCAGATACATCCATGCGAGTAACAGCTGTTTACTCTTGTGTCATGGTGATTGCAGAAACCTTGGCGCAACTCCCCTTTATTCTTTATGAGCGTGATGGAGATTCAAAGCGCCGAGCAACAGATAAACGTTTGTATGGTTTGCTGCATGACATGCCGAACGACTTTCAAACTTCGTTTGATTGGCGCTTAACCAAAACAATTCAGATGGTTTTGAATGGAGTCGGCTACTCCTATATTAGTCGATCAAGTTCCGGTGAGGTGCTAGAGATTTTGCCGATGTCGCCCAATAGGGTTGAATGGAAGCAAAACAAGGATTACAGCCTCAGTTACGTTTTCACTGACAGTGAAGGCGCTAAAATTCCGCTCAAGCAAAACCAAGTGTTTAGGGTGTTAGGGTGTTCGATGGATGGTATTACGCCTATGTCTCCCATTGAATACCACCGGCAAACTATCGGTATTGCTACTGCTGCTGATAAGCACGCTGCATTGATGTTTAAAAACGGCGCAAAGATGTCAGGTGTTTTGCAAAATGACGGTCATTTTTCCAGTAAGGAAGTGAGGGACAGAGTTAAAAATAGTTGGGATGACTCCACAAGCGGACAAAACACTAACAAAACAGCTTTGTTAGAAGACGGTTTGAAATGGCAGCAAATCTCAATGAGCAACAGGGATGCTCAATACATTGAGTCAAGAAAGTTTCAAAAAGAAGATATCGCCAGTATTTTCCGTGTGCCTCCACACAAGATTGGCATATTAGACCGGGCCACCAATAACAATATCGAGCATTAAGGGCTTGAATTTGTTACAGACACAATGATGCCTTGGTTGCGTCGTTGGGAGCAGTCATTGCTTCGAGATTTATTAGGGCGTGAACAGTCAAAACAGTTTTATTCAGAGTTACTAGTTGATGCATTGATGCGGGGCGACTCTGCCGCACGATCTGAGTTTTATAGCAAAGCGGTTGGTGGACCGTGGATGACGATTAATGAAGCGCGAAGAGCAGAAAACCGTGATCCAGTGCAAGGTGGTGATGAATTAATTCGCCCGCTTAACGTTACTCAAGGTGACGAAACAAACGACTAAATCAGGAGTTTTTATGAGTTTTAATAAAAGCAGGGCGCATGCTCGTGCTGTTGCGGCGTTTTGGCAAAAAGACATTAATAACCGTGATTGGTATGAGATCAAAGCCACCGATGATAATGGCGTAGCTGAAATTCGAATTTATGACGTAATCGGTTGGCCGTTTGTTGAGGCTGATCAGTTTATTTCTGAATATCAGGCTATTGATGCAGACACCAAAAAAGTGCGAATAAATACACCTGGCGGTTCAGTGTTTGATGGTATGGCAATTTATAACGAAATTGCCGATGACAAAGCGCACGTAATTACACAGGTGGATAGTTTGGCCGCCTCTATGGGGTCAATTATTGCGTTGGCAGGTGATGACCGCAAAATGTACCGCAACGCTCAATACATGATTCATAACCCGTGGGGGATGATGATTGGAGATCACCGAGATTTCAGAAAAGAAGCTGGTTTACTCGAAGAGATTCGTGATCAATTAGCTGAAATATATGTTCAAGCAACAGGCAAAAAGCTTGAAGACATACAGCAATGGATGGATGAAGAAACCTGGTTTACAGGTGCAAAAGCAAAAGAAGCCGGTTTCATTACAGAAACAATCACTGCCGGTGGTACATCAGCGCGCTTTGATTTATCGATGTACGACAATGCACCACAACCTAACCAACCAACAAAAACAGATTTAGAGAGAGTGCTCACGCGTGACGCTGGACTTTCTCACACTCAAGCCCGAAACCTACTGCAAAACGGGTTTGAGTCGCTCTCCACGCGCAATGCTGGTGACGAAGAAGCCCTTGAAGCAGTAAATCAATTAACAACTAAATTAAAGGACAACTAAAATGACACCAGAATTAAAAGCAGCAATTGATGATCTGGGCAACACGTTTGAGCAGTTTAAAACTGCTAACGATCAACGTCTGGATCAGATCGAAAAAAGCGGCCGTGCAGATCCATTACTAGAAGAGCAGGTAAACAAAATTAATGGTGCTGTCACTGACCTTCAAAAAGTAAAAGATCAAGTTGACAATATCGAAGCGAAAGTTAATCGCGGCGAATTTGGCGGCGGCGGTGCTGGCGAAGATGCAACTGCCAAAGCAAAAGCTGAACATCGAAAAGCATTTGATGGTTACTTCCGCAAAGGTGCAAACGCTGAATTATTGCCAGAATTAGAAGTTAATGCTGCGTTGACCACGCAGGTTGATGAAGATGGCGGCTACACTGTACATGAAGAAATGGACGCGGAAATTAGCCGTGAACTAGCAACGGTGAGCGCAATGCGTAGCATTTGTCGTGTTCGCGCAATCGGCTCATCTGAGTTTAAGCGTTACCACAATGTTGGCGGTGTTACTTCGGGTTGGGTAGGTGAAGAAGAAGATCGAAATGGTAATGATGGTACACCTAAGTTAATAGAGTTAGCATTCAATGCCAAAGAACTATGGGCTGAGCCGATTACGACTCAAGCAATGCTAGATGATTCTAGTTTAAATATTGAGCAATGGCTGGCTGATGAAGTGGGTGTTGAGTTTGCTGAGCAAGAAGGTGACAAGTTTTTAACGGGTAATGGCGTAAAACAGCCTCGCGGGTTGCTGACTTACGCAACAAAAGCAAAAGGTACTGAAAAATTTGGTGAGATTGGCTTTGTGACTTCGGGTGCGAATGGTGCCTTTGCAGCTTCAAACCCAGGCGATGCGTTAATTTCACTTCAGCATGCCCTGAAAGCAGGTTATCGAGCAAATGCACGATGGCTAATGAATGATTTGACAGTTGAAGAAGTAAGAAAACTTAAAGACGCTGACAATAACTATCTATGGCGCGCAGGTTTAACCGAAGGTGCACCTGACTTATTGCTTTCAAAACCTATTTCATATGACGACAACATGCCTGTGATGGCCGCAAACAGCCTGTCAATCGCATTTGGTGATTTTAATCGTGCTTATTTGATTGTGGATCGCATGGGTGTGCGCGTCATTCGTGATGCGATCACTAAGAAAGGTTATGTGAAGTTCTACACAACCAAGCGTGTGGGTGGTGGTATGAATGACTCAAATGCTGTCAAGGTGATGAAGTTCGCTGCATAAGTGATTTATTAATTCAAATTAGCCGGGCTTGCCCGGCTTTTTTATTTCTGAAAAGGAAAAATGAGATGAAAGATTTACAAAGCAAAATTGGTGTGGCTTTATCGCTTTCTGTTTCAGCGCATACCACAACGGCAAATGGTGTAGGCGTTGACTTGCAGGGTTTTAACTCAGCAGTAGCCGTAATTGCACCAGGCACTATTACAGATGGCACACATACGCCAAAAATTGAAGAGTCTGATGACAATGCTGCATGGTCTGATGTAGCAGCAACGGATCTAGTTGGCTCACTGGTAGAGATCGCAACTGACACACCGCAAAAGGTCGGATATAAAGGTGTTAAGCGCTATATCCGTGTCACAACAACGGTTGCTGGTGCAACTACTGGTGGTGTTTATGGCGCTCAAATTATCCGTGGTGATGCTGATATTGGCCCAATCCAATAGGCAATATATTTCATAATTCAATATAGGTGATGCTATGGCTAAATATATTGTAAAACAAAAGTTCAAAGGCGCACCGCAAGGTGCTGTTGTTGAGCTTTTTGTTCAAAGTACGGTTGTTACACCTGCTGAGCTAGGCCCTGACTTATTTAAGATTGCCAAAGATGAAGGATGGATTGAGAAAGTTACTGCTGCACAGCTAAAGTCAATGGAAAATAATACTGCAGACGCAGACGCAGAC